GATCCAGGGACCAAGAAGTATTGAACAAGTTTCGAGGATCTCGGACCGAGGGCCTCGACTAAGATAAATGTATTCTTAGAATGTGTCTTGTGGAACGCAATTTGGTGTGGTGAAAATCGAACTTTATTTCCTTTTGTAACTTTTAACTCTACTGTAAAAAAGTGGCCCAAAGTATTATAGCCCAATAGATCGGGAGTACCCAAAGCACTAAGGTTTTCAATCCTAATCCAAGAAATATCTTTGGAAACTTTACGAAGTTTTTTATATAATTTAGCTTCCGGGCCCATGCGGATTTTGGGGTGACATCGTCATCCATTTAATAATCTTTTTGCAGTTTTTCAGGTAAGATTATACTTGATGGTTTTTGAGTTTTTAAAACTAATCTATGTGCAGTGTGACCTTTGAAGCCAATAATGGGAGCTTGATTCTCATGCACTTCCATTCTTCTAATGTCATATAAAACACCATTTACTTCAGCAAAGATAACAGCATTCTTAACTGCGTCTGAGCCTTCCGTAAAGGAAGAAAGAAATTGTTGCATGTCTTGTACTCTCATAACCCAGCTTTTCTTAATTGCGCTCGGTATGCTTCAACCTTCTCGACTAAATATTTATTATCTCTTTGTAAGTCTCTCATCTCAGGAGAGTTATTTCCAATTGCTTTTAAGTTAGACATTTCAATTTCAACTTCTGTAATTTGTTTTCTTAGTTTTCCGTTCAATTCTTGATGTGAAGAATCTATAATTTTAAGGTTATTATTCTCTTCTGATAATCTGTCAATCTCTTTTTTTAAAGAGATAACTTGTGAGGACAATTCTCCTATAATTCTTTTATTACCATCTAATTGATTTTGAGTTTTTATCCATTCAGACTCTTTCATTTTATAAGCCCAAATTTCTCTTTTATGCTGATCAATTAGTAAACTTAAATCTAGTTCTCCTCTATCATCAACAGTGTGTTTTCTCTCGCTTTCATACGTCATATCTTCTCCGTGTTCTTTCAAATTGTCATAAGTTCGTTTATCTTTCATACCTTGACAATATAGGATAGTTACCCTAAATTGTCAATATGGGAGTTCCAAAAAGATTAACAGAAATGCAAAAACGATTCGCTGAGTTTATAGTATTTGGCGGACCTGATGGACCAGTCTCACAAGGTGAAGCAGCTAAGCTGGCTGGCTACTCAGAAAAGAGAGCAAGACAAGAAGGATCAGAACTAATGAATCCTAGATTGTCACCGCTTGTGGCAGCATATGTAGGTAAGCTAAAAGAAGAAAGACTTAAAAAGTTTGAAGTAAGCTATGAAGGACACGTTGCTGAGCTTGCTCGAATCAAAGAGTTGGCTTTGAAGAAGGGCTCTTTCTCTTCTGCTGTAAATGCTGAAACAAATAGAGGAAAAGCAGCAGGATTATACATAGACAGAAAAATAATAAAAACTGGGAAATTAGAAGATATGTCAGAAGAACAACTAGAAGCAAAGATGAAACAAATTTTAGACGATTACGCGCCTCTATTGAATGCGAGGACTGTTGAAGGTGAAGCAATTGAATCTCCTAAAGTTTCTGAATCTTCCGTACCCACTGACGAGGTATCATCGTCCGATCACCAAAAGTAAAACTACCATCATCTTCCTTATCGTAAGAAGCAAATAACTTAATAGATTTTTTATCTTTAGAATATAACCAACCTTCGTTAATTGGTTTTGCAAGAGACATCTTGTCAAACTCTTTTTCAGTTGCCCAGCCCGAATCACTCACACAATCGATCCACTCCACTCGGACTTTCGGAAAAGGTATTTCGGGAGTTGTTGAGTTGACGACTATTTTTCTTCTTTTCTTAGGCATATAAGAGTTCTACCAGATAAATCACTATATGTTAAGCGGCCTTACGCGCGCGCGAAGGCACCACAGGTATGGACATTATATAATGTCCAGTTGGAGAAAAAATGTCCACTAAAATGTCCACTAAAATCGATTATAACCATTGGTATTGCTATCTTTTTTTCTTTTTGGACATAAAGACACTTTTTTTTCATGTTTTTTTTCATCAACACTAAATTATCTGTAGAATCTCTTATGTAAAATGTCCTGTCTAATTTGTACCATAATATTGCCTCAAAGTTGCCATATTCTCCTTAGCTTCGGCAACAATGTGTAACAATTTGTCAATTTCACCCGTAATATCCACGTGTTCCACAATCACAGATTGTGGGGATGCCATTAACATGTCTATTTTAAGCAATGCGTCTTCCATCTGGTGCTGGTAGCGTACCATTAGAGCTTTATAGATTTGTTCTCTCATTTATCCTCCTTCTTTTTTAATGAATCACCAAACACTCCTCTAAAGCCCCATGATCCGTGGTGCGTGGTCCATGAGTCCAGATTAGCGTAGATTTTAATACTGCAACGTCTAGCAAGTTCACAGAAAGCTAGATCTTCACCCTTCCATTCGTGATCCTTAAAACTTGTATCCCAAAAATTATACATATACTTTTCAATAGCTCCCCTATAACCAACTTCAGCATCCATCTTAGCTTGGTGTTCCTTATCAAACTTAATTCTTTTATTCGCGTATTTAGCCATTAACACTTTAAACACAGATCTATTAATCAACATTAAACCAGCAGGAGCAGACTTAAGCTCTACTAAATCAAATGGTAAAATTTTTATATTCTCAGGATCTAAATGTTCAACCGGATACTTAACCTGTAATGGATTTTCTTTTAACCTATAAGGAGTGACTACAATATCCTTTTCAGGTACTAACATTCTAAGTACAGTTTCATGTGAAAACTCTACATCAGCATCAACGAACAACATATAATCATATTCAGATGCCATGAAACCAGCAGTCAATAGATTCCTCGCGTGAGTCACTAAAGAAGATTTAACAGACTTAAAAATACACTCAACGCCAGATTTCGCGAGCACAGCATAGGTATTTAATATACTCACACATGTTTCAACCTTCATCGTGTCATAGCACGGCATAGCTATATAAATTCTAGGCTTCTTTTTTTCCATCAGGTACTTCGTTAGTTTCAAATATATTATCATCAGATACTTTAAAATTAGCAGCTACTGTGATTCGTGTCGCTTTAGATTTAAATGATGATACTGAATGAGTTAGATTCCATGGAAAAATAAAAAAATCTCCAACTTCAGGTTTAAACCCAAATGTATTCACGTGAAAATTTTGTGGATTACCAACAAAAAAACTTAGCGCAGCTGGGCCATCTCCGGTACCCTTCCATGCTTTTTGTTCTTTCTTTATTTTATCCGGTACATCTAAAACAATCACACTAGATAAATGACAGTTATGATGTATGTGCGGTGGGTTAGACTCACCATTCTTCATAAAATTAACCCATGCATATGTAGTTTCAACAGCATTTAATTTAACACCATACCAGTTTTTATAGGCAACAGCATATGCTCTTAGATAAGGTTTGATAATTTTAGTATAAGAGGGAGTATCAATTTTATATTCACCCTTAATGATACCTGCTAAGTTATCAGTCCAGTCCTCATTACTTTCATTACACAATTTTCTTAGAGCTTTTACGTCTTCAGGTTTAATCCTAGTCCTAAATAGTAATGGTCCCCAATGAAAAAATGTATAATTTAATTTTTCTTCTTTTATTGTTTCACTTTTAATTATACTCATGTTCTCTCCTTTGTTTGTCTAACTGACTCCTTGTAGGATTCAGCTAATTCCTTTTTTTCTTTTTCAGCTTGTTCTAAGAAATCTTTTGAATCTATCTTAATATTAGCTTGTTCCTTCTCATCAAATTTTAATTCATTATACATATCTAATCTCTTCAACCACTTATGTTTCCAAGATCTTAAATCAGCGTCTTGAAACTTGAATTCTTGATAATACAGATCAGGTGTACATACCATAATAATACCTTGTCTAATTTGTGATTGATAAACGTAGTCATGTGCCATACAATACGCGGCGATTTGTAAAAAATAATCCTCAATCCACTCCAGCTTTTTAGGGCGATTTGCTTGTTTAAAATCAATGATAGTGTCTAGACCATTGTGCTTACAAACCAAGTCAGTACTACCAGCGTATAGACCCGGATAATAGAGCGTGACTTCCGACCCGTAATACTCTTCAACAGGGAGCAAACCTTCTTCAATAATTTTT